ACAAGGTTGATATGTTTTTAAACAACAAATACAAAACTTGGCACGATAACATAATAACAAAAGCCAAGAACAGAACACTAACCTGCTATACTGAAAAGCATCACATACTACCTAAATGTCTTGGTGGGTCAAACAATGAAGATAACTTAGTAAGATTAACAGCTAAAGAGCATTTTATAATACATATGTTATTATGCAAGTTTACTGAAGGAAGAAATAGGCATTTAGTATTAGTTGCATTTGAAGGAATGTGCAGATTAAAAAGCGATAGAAGAAATTATAAAATTACATCTAGAATATCTGCCAAGCTAAGAGAAGAATCTAGAGAACACAGCCATATGAAAACTGACAAATATAAACAAATGTTTTCAAAAAGAATGATGGGTAATACAATTACATTAGGATATAAACACAAGTCTGAAACTAAAAACAAAATAGCTGAAAGATTAAAAGGTAATCAAAACACAAAAGGTATGGTATTTATAAATAAAGATGGAAAAAGTAGAGCTGTAAAACCAGAACTTGTAAATGATTATTTGAAAGAAGGGTTTAAACTTGGTAAAGATAGAAGTTATATTACAGCAGAATATAGAGAACTGCATAGAAGATTAACAACAGCAAGATATAAAAAGGTAGCATAATGCCATTTAGCACAATTGATTCGCCAAAAAAATACTTTGATACAGCTTTATATACAGGAACAACTGCTACTCAATCTATAACCTCACTCAACTTTAAACCAGATTTAGTTTGGTTGAAATCAAGAGGAGAAGCACAAGATCATTATTTATTTGATATAAACAGAACTGCTACAAAAGCATTATCTTCTAATTTAACTTTAGCTGAACAAACATATTCAGATTCTCTTACTTCATTTGATAGTAATGGTTTCACACTAGGTGCTTCAACAAGAGTAAATAAAAATACTTTTGCTCACGTTGGGTGGTCATGGTTAGCGAGTAACACAACTACATCAAACACTTCAGGAACTATTACAAGCACAGTATCAGCTAATACAACAAGTGGATTTAGTATTGTAAGTTATACTGGTAATGCAACATCAGCACAAACTATTGGTCATGGATTAGGTGTGGCACCAAAAATGATGATTATAAAAAATAGAAGTAATGGAACAAATCATTGGTATGTTTATCATTCTTCTCTCGGTGCTTCAAAAAGAGTTTGGTTAAGTTTAACTAATGCTGAAGATAATGCTGATGCAAGTATATGGAATAGCACAGCACCAACATCAACAGTTTTTTCAGTAGGTGCTGATGGTGGTGTCAATGGAAGCAGTAATGCTATGATCGCCTATTGCTTTGCTGAAGTAAAAGGATATAGCAAGGCATTTAGCTATACTGGAAATGGTTCAACTGACGGAACATTCGTTTACTGTGGGTTCAGACCATCATTTTTAATGTATAAAAATACATCTACAGCAGGAACAGATTGGGTTATAATTGACACAAAAAGAGATACATTTAATGTTGCTACACAAGAATTATATCCAAATGGTAGTTATGCTGAAGGTACAGCATCTAATAACGTAGATATTTTGTCTAATGGCTTTAAAGCAAGAAGAACTAATAGTGCTATTAATGGCTCTGGTAGTAATTATATTGGAATCGCTTTTGCAGAATCACCTTTTGTTTCTTCAAAAGGCATACCTGTTTGTGCAAGATGATTTGGTTTATCTTAGGAATAATTATAGGTATCTGGTTTGAATGGCGATACCAAAATGCCAATCATATTATTGAATCAATTAAAGAACATTTAAACATTAAATAATCTTGAAATTTGTGCGTTGCACAATTATATATCTTAAATGATACCATACAACGAACATGAACTGGAGTTTCTTAATGCTTGATTATAAATCAGTAAAAGAATTTTGGACAAAGTTTTATGCAGATGCTTTTGAAGATGTTAAAACATTTTGGAAAGATTATGCCAAAACTATTGAACAATTATATTCTTCAAAAAAATAACTTTATTAAAACACAATAGTTTGATATTAGTCCATAAAATTTAATGGATTGCATTTTCAAACTTTGGATTGGTGGGTGTGTCTTGCTAAAGTCTTGCAAATGCTTAAAAGACAATGGCAAGAACACAGAACGAAGAACTAATATCTCTAAAGGGACATATCACAGGAATTAAGAGAGAAGTTAAATTACTTGGTTGCTCAGTATATAAGCTAGAAAAGAAGCTAGAAACTCTATTCTGGTCTATATTATGTGGACTTGGTGCTTTATCTTTGGCTTTGATAACAATATTTCTTGCTAAATAGTACGAATACAACTAACTGGTTGTGTATATGAATAAAAGAATATTAGTCATATCTGATTTACACTTTCCATTTGCTCATAAAGACTGGCATGGATTCCTTACAAAGTTAAAAGCTAAATACAAACCTGATACTATTGTAAACATTGGTGATGAAATGGATTTTCATTCTATCAATGTATCTCATACAATAGACCCTGATCTTCCATCTCCTAAAGATGAATTAGAACTTGGTAAAAAAGAAATACATAGACTTCATAAACTATTCCCACAAATGACTTTATTAGAATCAAATCATGGTTCTATGGTTTTAAGACGTGCTATGGCAAAAGGAATGACTAAATCTTTTATTAAATCTTATAACCAAATCTTAGAAGTAGGTAAAGGTTGGAACTGGAAAGAAAAGCATTTTATAGATACAGGCAAAGGCAGAATATTATTTGGACATCAATTCTCTCCTGATGTTTCTAAAGCTGTTGCTCAATATGCTCTATCAGTTGTTCAGGGTCATTATCATACAATTAGCGAAGTAAGATTTCATGGTAACGATTTCCATTTAAACTTTGGTATGACTGTAGGTTGCTTAATTAATAAAGATGCACTTGCTATGAACTACATGAGACTTAATTTAAAAAAACCTATTTTATCTTGTGGACTAATAACAAATGGTATGCCACATTTAACACCAATGTATTTGAAACGTAACGGAGATTGGGATAACAATATCTATATATGAGAGAAGTAAGTTTGAAGGAACTGCTTTTTAGCGAAAGTGCCACAAGACTTGGAATAGATAACACTCCAACAGATCAAATCTTAATAAATCTACAAACATTAATCTACGAAGTAATAACTCCAATCATAAATCAATTTGGCGACATCAAAATAACTTCTGGTTATCGTTCTCCTGAATTATGCAAAGCCATAGGAAGTTCTGCAACATCACAACATACTTTTGGTCAAGCTGTTGATTGTGAAGTTATTGGAGTGCCTAATAAAGAACTTGCTGACTGGGTTGTTAATCATTTAGAATTTGACCAGTGCATTTTAGAATTTTGGAAACCAGAAGAAACTAATTCAGGTTGGGTTCACATCTCTTACAACAAAGGTAATAATCGTAAGATGTATTTAAGAGCATACAAAGCCAATGGAAGAACAGTCTATGAAGTCTTATAAAAAACAAGTTGGTGGAAATCACTACAAAAAATACAAAATACAACCAGTTGAGTTTATAGTTAAAAATAATATTGGATTTGTAGAAGGAAACATAATAAAGTACGTGTTGCGATTTAAAGAGAAGGGTGGTGTTCAAGACTTAGAAAAGGCAAAACACTACATAGAACTGCTAATAGATTCAACTAAAAGTAGATAATATCATTTAAAACGATTTATAGCTTGTTTTAAGGCACGTGGCTTTAAAACGAGCATTATCTTAAAAACTTCTATAACATTAAAATTTAGGGGTATTTTGAGGGTTTAAATAGGCAAATTTAAGGAGTTTTATATGTCAAATTACGTAATAACTACAATAGATCCAGATTATTTCTCTGAAACACACACTATTGGTGCTACATCAGCACAATCATCAGCAGTAATAACAGGTTCAGGAACAATTAGAATATCAATATCAGGAACTCATGCTCATATTAGGTTTGGTGCAAATCCAACAGCTACAGAAGAAGATGTTATGCTAACACAAGATTCTGTTAATTTATTTAAGTTTAAATCTGGCGATAAAGTTGCTTTCATCAAAGGTGGTGATGGTACTGGTCAAATAAATATTTGTGCAATAGATTAGTATGTGGTGGAACATTATACCTACAGTTTTTAAGATTGGTGCAGACATTTATAAGAACAGAAAAGAATCTGAACTTTTAGAATCTCAAGCTGAAAGACTTTACTATGAAAAAATGGCAAAGGGTCAGATTGAATATCAAAGAGAAGTTTATAACGACCAAGACAAATCATGGAAAGATGAATTTGTTTTAATTGTAGTATGTATTCCTATTATTGTTTTATCTTATGCAGTTATTAGTGATGATATAAATATCAAAGCTAAATTAGATTTATTTTTTGAATACTTTGATAAGTTTCCTACTTGGTATCAATGGTTAATAGTAGGTATATTTTCTGCCATCTATGGACTTAAACCCATGATAGATGGTGTATTTAAAAAATGAACTTCTACTTAATCACTTATGCTGTAAGCTTTGTGAAAGTAAATGATGAGAGTATAAAAGAAGATATAGCTTATTGCAGATTTTTTGACACAGATTGTTTTGTAAATGCTAGTTCTTTTTTAGCTTCATTAAAACAAGTTAAAAAACTTAGAATTACTGGAGTTGAATTTGAAGTAGAGGAATGTGGTTGGCACGATTATTATGAAGATATTTCAAATACTATTCACTAACTTAACTGTACTTCAAAGTATTCTATACCATCATTTGGAAAGCTTTTTAATTGCGATTTTGGTAATAGCTTTAATATTTGGTCTACACTTTTAAATATAATCTTATCAGCTAAAGGAAAGCAAATAGTAAATTTAGTATGATAGTTTGTAAAAGATTGTTCAAAATAAATATATCTTTTAACATCTCTAACTTTGATCTTAGTTAAAGTCTTACCATGTTCCCAAGTAGCATTTTTTAATTCAACAAAGAACTGCTCTTGCTTATGTGCTTCTTTAGGTGCGTATACGAAGTAGTCTGGGAAAGCTTTGATAAGTGTTGGGAGTTTGGCAAACAAAGG